CGAATAGATTCCATTGATTCTCTTTCTTCACCACCTGTTGCTGCTGATATTGTTTCAACACTAATTGTTGCACCATCAATAAAAGATGCTGAGAAAGTATTTGCACCATTGGCTTCAACACCCGAACAAATACGATATCTTACACGTACATCTTCGAACTCTTCGGGTTGTAAACCAAATTCGTTTTTACCAAAGTAAATAGCATACCTATCATCGAGATAAGGTTCTAAATAAAATACTTTATCGTCTGATTTAACTCCATAAATTGTATTCGCTCTTGTAAATACATTTTGGTCTTCAGTTGCTTCTGCGTCAACGAATACAACGAGTGAATCGGTATCAACTTCATTGTTTGTTAATTGAACACGTAATACTCCATCTTCATCAACGATGAATCCTTCTCTTTGGAAACTTGAAAGCATTTGACCTTCAAACAATTCTACATTTTCTGCGACATAAACACCAGGTGCTGTACGTCTTGCAACATATGTTTCATTAGTTACGAAGTTAAATAATTCACCTTGATAGTTTGAACTAAAATTTGAATATGTAGGAATGGTAATTGTAGATGCTGTTTCAAATTCATCTGTGATAGTAACATTAACTGTTGCTCGGGCAGATTTACGAGACCTTGGAATATAATTTAATTCTTTAGCATGGGAAACAATTGAGTTCTTTAGGACGGCCGAATCTAAGAACATCTCATTGAGTGCCATGTTTGTATAGAAATTATTTTGGAAGGTATTGAATGCTAGTACATCGAGTAGTGCACTCATGTTTGAACCTTCAAAGTTATAATCTTTAAATTGAGTCTGTGTGCTGAGGTGAGTCCTCAACTGCGTTTTAATTGAATCGAAATCCAATTCTGTTATAGGTGTTTTTACTGATTTGGCCATCTTATCTTACCCTTGTTAATATTAAATCCAACGTTACTGGAATTTCTGAATTTCTTACATAGAATACTACAACTACATTTACTGTGTTGTCATTATCTTTAGCAGATGCTGTAACACTAATGATTTCAGCTCTTGGTTCATATGTGTTAATCGTTGTTTTAACTCTGCTTTCAATGAGTTTTAATGTACCAGGTGTAAGGTTTTCGAATAATAAACCTCTGATACCACCACCGATAAATGGTTGCATCAATCTTTCGCCTGGGTCTGTTAGTACTAAATTTTTAATTGATTCTTTTACTGAATCTTCGTCTTTTAATAAAGCGAGGTCTTTAGAGATAGGACTAATCGTCAAATCCTTTTTCAGGTCTGAATATAAATTCTGTTTTTTACTAACAGGTGTTTTTATATCGATTGTCATCGAGGTAATTCCCTTATGTCTAAATGTATATGCTTTTCATATGCAACTACATTTTTAAACCCGGCTTTATAAGCTGCTTCAGTAAATGTATCTATGTCTAAATCTGCTGTTCTTTCTATATCTATAACCAAACCACTCAAGTGTGTGTTATCTGAGTCATTTTCTTGTTTATCATTCCATTTTTTACTGACCCAGCCATCAGTTATGACATACTCTCCACCAATATCTTCACGAATTCTTGCTAAATATACTTTAACGTCAAGGTCAACTCTTGTATAAGCTCTTATACCTATACCTTCTTTTTCATCAAAAGAATCGCCCTTAACACTTAACCATTCGTGTTTACCTGAAAATACAGCTCCACAGTGTGGTAAGTTCTGGTATTCTTCGGCTTTAATTGGTTTAACAGTAATAGGTTCTTCACCGCTTGGTGTAATTCTTTCACCACCTTCACCGTCCCACAGCGCTCTTAAACTATTTATCGTTTCTTCTCGTTTTTCTGGAGAAAATCTTATTGCTCCATTTCGAATAGCAGTTGATGTGTTGACATTCGAAATAGCACTTAATCTTTGTGTAATACGTCTATATCTAAATCCATAATCATCGAGAGGTTGTTTGAGTTCTTTAAATAATAATTCAATGTTTGTAGCTAACGCACAGAATCTATAAACCATAAACTGGATTTGTTCAATATTTGGACTTTCAAAAAGACTTACTGCATAATCAATTAATCCTTTTGCTTTATCTCTTACTGACTTTTTATTTTCTTCTGTAAATGCTGCGCACATTTGTTCCTTTGCGGTCATGATTGCTTTAACACTTTTTGTATGACCATCTTGAATTTCATCAATAAGATTTGAAATGTCAAAGTTCGATATAGCATCTTCAATCTCTTGAATAATCTCATCAACAACTTTTACAATCTCATCTTTAATCTTCTTAATTAATGCTGTAATAGCAGCTTGAACTGCGACTGCAGATATTCCATCAAAATTACGAATCTTTTCTAGAAGTGCTGCTGCATCTTTAATGTATCCATCAATGACTCCAATCAACTCATAGAACTGGTCAATATTTGCAAATATATTTTCCATGGATTGACAGAATCCACCCATAATACTTTGAGCAAATGAATCCTTATAATACGCATCAAGATTTCGAGTAAGTTTTACGTAATCTCTCTGAGATTGAATTCCATCAGGTGTATAGTTTGAAACATTCATAAAGTCCGCTGCTTCGAGACTTGTAATATCTCCTTTTTCCCAACGTCTTGCTAAATCATCAAACCCATCTAATCCATCTCTTACTCGATTACGAAATTCACCATTTAAATAATTAACTGCATCGTAGAATCCTGAACCATATCTATTAACAGCAATTTGAACTGGATTATTCTCAGCTTCTTGTAAAATATTTTCTGCGAGTTCTTTTGACCATACATCAATCTGATTGACTGTGAAAGACCCATCAGCATTTACAGTAGGACCAGCGCTTAATGCTAATTGGTTTCTTACTGTTTGGTCTGAATAATCAATACACTTACTAGCCATATTAACTCTCTATGATTTGTCCGTTTGCATCATATTCTGGTTGAGTTACGATGATAGCACCATTAGCATCAAATCCTGCGGCTACTGGTTCTTCTTCGTTTCCTCCAAATATATTTTCAAATGCGCTTGTTATAGCACCAATTAATGGATATGTTTGACCATCATTCTTCGCGGTATCCGCGGGAGGAGATGACCAACCACCTGCACTTCCAGTATTAAAGTATCCACCTTCAACAATTGATGTTGCTGCACTTACTGGTTCAGGTGCTTGTACTCTACTTATACCATAACCACCAATTCCCAATGGGTTAGGAATACCTAATGCTGCGAAAGGTGATGTTAATACACCTGAAAAGAAAGCTGCAATATCTCCATTTGGTGATGGATAAGCATATCCAGAAGATATACCAACATTAAGTGGAGGTACTACTAATAAACTCTGTGATGGAGGTGTAAGTACAGGAAGAGTCGGCATTGCTGCTGGGGTTGTTAATCTTCCAGGTCCTGGTGCACATGGACTTCCTGGTGCGGCACTAATAGGTGGAGGTGCTGCGAGGATTGTAGCATTACAGGTTGCAAAGTTTCCTGTTGTACCTGATACAATACCACCATTGAGTGTTGCGGCATTCCAGATACCTGAGAAGCTTCCGAATGCTGATAATATTGATACTTGAGGAGTTGTTAAACTAAATCCTGTTGCAAGAGGTATTGTACCCGAAAGTGGACTACTTGGAATTAAACCCGTCGCAGTCAATACCATATTTGAAGCTTGAGCGTGGAAATCCATTAGTGTAGTAAATTTAATATTCTTATTTGCATAACAATCATAGTTCATTAATGCAGTATTTTTAATATTAGCTGATACACTATTAATTTGTTTTTCTGCTTCAATCTGAACTTCTTCTTTACCAAATATTGTTAAGATATCTGCATTCGCTTCAAGTTTAAGATTACCACCTCTCATTTGTAAACTGTTTCCAGCATGTACGAATGAACTCTGTCCAGTGTTAAACTCAGAGTTACCATGAACCATCAACTTATAGTTGCCCATGATTTCTTCTGTCTTGTTACCTTTCACATAGACATGAGCATTACCATTAACTGTTACAACACTATGTCCAGAAGATTCGTGTTTTGTTCCAAT